ATGCATTCTTCCATTTCCCGAGACGACCTTCAGATCCTGCTTCATGAGGCGGACATTGCGGCGCGCCGTCTGGTCCGCCAGCTGCGGCTTCCCCGCACCGATCTCGACGATGTCCGCCAGGACCTGCTCGTCGATCTGATCGCCCGGCTTCCCGCCTATGACGCAGATCGCGGCACGCTCGGCGCATTCGCCGGCGCCATCCTCACCAACAGGGCGACGCGTATCGCCAACAAGGTGAAGGGGGAGCGCCGGATGTATGGCGCGACGCCGATCTCGCTCGACGAGACCATTCCCGAGAGCGACGGGCTGACCCGCGGCGACCTCATCGCCGAAGCCGACGGGCTGTCAGCGCTCTTCGGCCAGACCGTCGACGCATTCGCAGCCGCTGAGGAGCGTCTCGATGTCGAGCGCGGTCTTGGCTCGCTCGAACCCGCCGACGGCGCTCTCTGCGCGGCCCTTTCCCGCACCACCGTCGAGCGCCTCGCCGCGAGCGGGCACGGCGCCCGCAGCAGCCTCTACCGCCGCGTCAAGGACATCCGCCTTGCCCTGACGGCGATCGGCGTCCGGGCCGCGTGAGACGGTTCGGCGAGCGCGTGAGTAGGAGCCCATCATGAACGTCATTGCATCCAGATTCCCCATTGTCCGAAACCAGCTCACCGAGATCGAGCTCTGTGGTTGGGTCGGCCAGGCAGTACCCGGCGACATTCTCGAATATCACCGCGGTTTCCTCGCGCTCGACACCATGCCGCAGGGCACGCGCCTTGCCGAGCGGGAGCGGGCGGAACTCGCCCGCGTCGCGCGCCGCGCCTGGTGGGCGGCCGAGCGCGGACTGATCCATCTCGTGCAGCGTCGCCACCGGTCGGACGATTACAGCTATCTCGCCATCGCCCGCCCGAAGCCGAAGCAGGCCTCGGTCTCGCTGTCCTCGCTTCTGCTGGCGGAGGTGGCGTGATGGCATCTGATCGCAACAACCGCCCCAGCCTCGACGACATCCGCACCATGCCGGTCGGCGAGATCGCAAAGCTTCCGGCGGAGCATCTGGCGCTGCTCCAGGAAGATGCCGACTCCGCCCTGGATGCCGCCAAGCGGCTCAAGGAGTGGCTCGAAGGTGCGATCGCGCGTCGCTACGCCGACGCGGCAGCGACGGTGCGCCGGGCCGAGGGCAAGGACACCGGCCTCGTTCGTTTTGAGGACGGCGCCGTCGTCGTCGCGGCCGATCTCCCGAAGAAGGTCGACTGGGACCAATCGCTGCTCGCCGCACTCGTCGAGCGCATCCGTGCGAGCGGGGAGAACCCGGCCGATTACGTCGACATCGGCTTCAAGGTCCCCGAGCGCAAGTACACCGCCTGGCCCACCGCCGTCCGCGAGGCCTTCGCCGCCGCCCGCACGGTGCGGACCGCCAAGCCGACCTTCCGTCTCACCATCAAGTCCGAGGATGCCCGATGACCAGCTCTGCTGCACTGACCGAGATCCGCAAGCGCCACTACGCGCTCGAAGCGCTACCCGACACCATCGTCATCCCGGTGCTCGGCGAGATCCGCCGCGAGCAGGTGGTCAAGCCGATCGAGGACGCCACGCTCGACGATATCGCCTTCGCCTTGCTGGGTGTCGAAGCCGAGTTCAGCGCGGTCGGCGACCGCCTGCACGCTCTGCGCAAACTCTATGGTCTTGCCCGGCAGGCCGGCGCGCGCGGAAGCGAGTGCGCTCTTGATATGGCGTCACGCGACGCTGGAGGCCGCTGATGGCGCTGCGCATCGTCAGCGCCGACGAACGGCTGTCCGCGGCCGGCGCCAAGACCACCATGGCGATCTTCGGTCCGAGCGGCGTCGGCAAGACGTCCTTGCTGAAATCGTTGTCGCCTGCCGAGACCCTCTGCATCGACCTCGAGGCCGGCATGAAGTCGGTCCAGGACTGGCCCGGCGACAGCATTCCGGTGCGCACCTTCGCCGACGCCCTCGACATCGGCTGTCTCGTCGGCGGGGTCAATCCGTCCGCCGACCCGAGCGGCTTCTTCTCCGAGGCGCATTACCAGCATCTCAGGGAAAGCTATCCCGATCTCGTCCAAATGATCGCGGGCAAGCGCATCATCTTCGTCGACAGCATTACCGATCTCACGCGCCAGGCCATGGCCTGGGCGAAGACCCGGCCCGAGGCCTTCTCCGACAAGACCGGCAAACCGGACACCCGCGGCGCCTACGGGCTGCTCGCCCGCGAGGTCATCGGCCTGCTCAAGCACCTGCAGCACGCGCAGGCGAAGACCGTGATCTTCGTCGGCATCCTCGAACGCGTCACCGACGAGTTCAACCGCACGACCTGGCAGCCGCAGATGGAAGGCGGCAAGGCCGGCCGCGAGCTGCCCGGCATCGTCGATCAGGTCATCACCATGAGCCTGTTCGCGCGCGACGGGGACGGCTGGCGGCATGAGCCCGAGCGCGGCGAAGACCGCCGCCTCGTCTGCCGCGCCGGCAATCCGTTCGGCCTGCCGGCGAAGGATCGCAGCGGTCGTCTCGATGTCACCGAGCCGCCCGATCTCGGCGCGCTGCTCTCCAAGATCAATTCAACCCGGAAAGGATGACGAGCCATGAGCTTCGACATGAACGACGCCGAGCCGCAGAAGAGCGGCGAACTGATCCCCGACGGCGCCTTCGCCAAGGTCACCATGACCATCCGGCCGGGTGGGACCGACGGCCAGAGCGAGATCGACCGGGGGCTGCTCAAGGCCTCGAACGCGCCCGGTAGCGACGTGCTGATGGTGGATGCCGAGTTCACCGTCGCCGAGGGGCCGCACGTCCGGCGCAAGTTCTGGCAGATGTTCACCGTCTCCGGCGGCAAGGTCGACGAGCAGGGTGTCTCTATCGGCTGGAAAATCTCGAAGGGGAGCTTCCGCGCGATGATCGACAGCGCGCTCGGGCTCGATCCGCAGGACATGAGCGAGGCGGCGAAGTCGAAGCGGATCTTGCGCGGCCTGGCCGACCTCAGCGGCATCACCTTCGTCGCCAAGATCAAGGTCGAGCCCAGCGACGACCCGCGCTACGGCGACAGCAACAAGCTCGACCGTGTGGTTCTGCCGAGCGAGCCGGAATGGCGGAAGGTGATGGACGGCGAGGTGCTGGCGCCGAGCCCCAGCACCCGCGCGCGGCCCAAGGCTGCGTCACCCGCATCGCCCGCAGCTCCGGCCTGGGGGCAGCCCGCCGCATCGCCGCCTGCGAGCGCTGCCCCGGCCTGGAGCCGGCCGGCACAGCCGGGCACGGCTCCGGCAACGGCCCCGGCAGCCGCACCTGCAGCGACGCCGGCCCCGAGTGGCCCGGCTTGGCTCAACACCTGACCGTCATGACGGCCGATGAGTGGCAGGCGCACGTCACGCGCGAGGCAGCGAAGGCGATGGGACAATGGCTCGAAGGACGCGGAAGGCTTCACCAGCCCATCGCCGCTCTCACGCTCCCCGAACTGGAAGCCATGGCGGCGAACGCGATCGCGCGGTTCATCGTCCTGGCCTCGCACCGGATCAAGGATCAGCCGGACGACGCCGAGGACCTGACCCGGCTCTTGCTCGGGTAGCCGTCTGCGCCGTCTGCGGACGTCAGGCGCGGGGCTTCGGCTACGTCCACCAGCTGCGCTGGGACCGCTTTCCCTACCACCGCTTCTGCTCGATGCGCTGCCTCGACGTCGGCGCGGCGCTCGCCAACAGGAACAACGGGATGATCGACAAGACCGACATGGAGATCAGAGCGATCAAGGAGGCGCGCCGGTTTCTCGCCGAGACGCTCACCGAGCTCGACCTGATGGCGCCGTTCTACGACCGGAAGCCGGAAGAGATCGATCGCATCATCGAGGCCTGCGTCGACGGGTTTCAGGAGTCGATGCAGCGCCAGGCAGCCGCCCGCGACCCGCTCGACGATCCGATTCCCTTTTGAGGTGGCGCATGGGAATCGATCTCAACCACGGCTCCGGCTTCATCTATGGCCGCATCGGCCACGCGATCAGCGTGTCCGATCGGGTCAATGCCCTGATCGATGCGGCGCTGGTCGCACGCAATCGGCGGCAGCAGCAGCGCGACTATCTCGGCGGCAGCCGGATCGGCGAGCCCTGCGCGCGCAAGCTCGTCTACGAGGTGACCCATACGCCCAAGGATGAGGGACGGGATTTCGATGGCGCGATCCTGCGCATCTTCGACGCCGGCCACCAGTTCGAGACGCTCTCCATCCGCTGGCTGCGCGGCGCGGGCTTCGACCTTCGCACCGAGCGCGCCGACGGCGGACAATTCGGGTTCGAGGCGGCGGGCGGCAAGCTGCGCGGCCACATCGACGGCGTGATCGTCGCCGGCCCCGATGTCGGCCTGCGCTGGCCCGTGCTCTGGGAGCACAAGGCGCTGAACGCCAAATCCTGGAACGACCTGGTCAAGCGTGGCTTGCGCGCCTCCAAGCCGGTCTACTTCGCGCAGGTCCAGCTCTACATGGGCTACCTGGAGCTGGAGACCGCCCTCGTCACGACCCTCAACAAGGACAACGAGGCGCTCCACCACGAGGTGGTCGCGTTCGATCCGCCTTGCGCGCAGGCGCTGTCCGACAAGGCCGTCGATATCCTGCGCGCTGCGGCAGCCGGCGATCTCCCACCGCGGATCGCCGCAGCCCAGGACTTCTATCTCTGCCGCATGTGCGCCTATGCGGAGCGCTGCTGGGAGGGCGAGCGATGAGCTTCATCCCGTCTCCGCAGCAGGCGGCGGCAATCGCCGCGATCGAGAACTGGTTTCGGCGCGGCACGCGCGATCAGCAGGTGTTCCGCCTGTTCGGTTACGCAGGAACGGGCAAGACGACCATCACCCGGCATGCAATCGGCGAGCTCGGTCTCGAACCGATGGATCGCATGGGTGGTGCGGGCGGCGTGCTCTATGCCGCCTTCACCGGCAAGGCGGCCCTCGTGATGACCCGGAAGGGAACGCCGGCCTCGACGATCCACAGCCTCATCTACAAGGTCTCCGAGGCGACGCCGGAGGAAATCGAGCGCGTCACCCGCGAGTTGGAGACGCTGCTCAAAGGCGTGCGCGCCATGGGACCGGCCGAGCGCTCCTTCGCCGAGACCCAAATCCGCCGCCTCGAGCTCCGGCTCGCCGACATCCATCAGCCCCGTTTCATTCTGAACGAGCAGTCGCTGGTCCGCGACGCCGACCTGATCGTGCTCGACGAGGTCTCCATGGTCGGCGCCGAGATGGCGAGCGATCTGCTTGCCTTCGGCAAACCGATCCTGGTGCTCGGCGACCCCGGTCAGTTGCCGCCGATCAAGGGCGACGGCGCCTTCACCGACGCCGATCCCGACGTGATGCTGACCAACATCCATCGCCAGGCCGAGGCCAGCGCGATCATCCGCCTCGCGACGCTGGCACGGCAGAGCCTGCCCATTCCCTACGGCGAGCACGATGCCTTCGTCTGGAAGATGCGGCGCTCCGACATTGGCCCGCATCAATTCCTCAAGGGCGGTCAGGTGATCTGCGGCCGCAACGCGACGCGGCTGTTTCTGAACACCGCGATGAAACAGGCGGCCGGCTTTCCATACGCTTACCCGCGCGGGCTCGGCGAGAAGATCATCTGCCTCAAGAACCGGCACGATCTTGGTCTCGTCAATGGCATGTTCCTCGACCTTTCGGACATCCGCGACGAAAGCCCGCTCGCGTTCAGCGCGTCGGTGCGCACCGAGGACGGGACGAGCGTTCCCGGTCGCCAGTGGTTCTACAAGGGGCATTTCGACGACCACGTCGCCTACGACGCCGAGCGCCTGCGCCGCGATTGGCGCGACATGCGGGGACTTGTCGAGAGCGTCTGGGGCTACGCCATCACCTGCCATAAGGCTCAAGGGTCGCAGTGGGAGAACGTGATCGTCTACGACGACGGTCTCGGGCGGACCGCCGAGGACCGCGCCCGCTGGCTCTACACCGCCATCACGCGCGCGGAGCAAGGGCTGGTGATCCTTGATTGACTTCAACGATACCGCCCCCACCAGAACGCCCGCGGTCCATTACGATCTCGACGCCATCGTGGCTGGCCTGCGTGACAGGACCGGCGCCTGGGTGCCGCAGCACTTTCCGAACGGCCGTCGCAACGGCGACGAATGGCGCCTCGCCAACATCAATGGCGCTGCGCCGCGAAAGAACGGCTCCTGCGTGATCACGCTCAGAGGCGAGCACGCCGGCGACTGGATCGACTTCGACGGCGGCGAGGGCGGCGGGCCGCTGAGCACGCTCGAACAGGCGACCGGCCTCAAGGGCCGCGACCTTTTCGCCTATGCCGCCGATCTGGTCGGATGGTCCGCCGCGGCGCCAGCGCGTCGCGACCCCCCGGCAGTTTCCGCGAAACCGGAGAAAGACTCTGCCCGAGAAATCGAGATCATCCTCTCGCGGGCCCTCCCGATCGCCGGCACGCCGGGCGAGGCCTATCTGCGCGCACGAGGACTGACGGTCCCGCCACCGTCCGACCTCCTGTTCCATCCGGATCTCGCGCATTGGGATACGAGGACCGGTTTCCCGGCCATCGTCGGCCTGGTTCGCGACCGCGTCGGCAGCGTGGTTGCTCTGCATCGCATCTACCTGCGCCCGGATGGGGCGGCGAAAGCCGAGGTTGAAAAGCCGAAGAAGATGCTGGGCCGGATCGGCGGCGGCGCCGTGCGCCTGGCGCCGATCGCCGACGATGCTGTCCTTGGCCTCAGCGAAGGCATCGAGACGGCGCTCGCCGTGATGACGGCCTGCCCGGGCATGGCGGTATGGGCAACGCTCTCGGCCACCAATCTCGAACAGGTCGTCCTGCCGCCAGATGCCCGGCGTGTCATTCTGCTCGCCGACCACGATGCGTCGGGCGCTGGCCTTCGTGCAGCCGAGGCGGCGGCGCGGCGTCTCCTCGCGGAAGGCCGCAGCGTCGCCATCGCCCTACCGCGGGCGGAAGGCGAGGATTTCAACGACGTTCTGCTGCGCAACGGCGCGGAGGCTGTCCGTCAGATCATCGACGCGGCCGAGCCTTGTGCAGTGGCGGATGGCACGGATGCGCAGGATGGCGCCCGAAACCGGCCGATCGGCTTCGCCGAGCCGCAGGGGCGCCTGCCGCAACTGCGCGCCGATGAGGGCGATCTCGCCCGCGCCCACGCACGCAGCTGGGGTTTGCTGCTCGCCTCGAACAGGACACCCTGGCTCTTTCGCAGCGGCGGTATGCCGACATGGGCCGTGCACGACGATGACGGCCTGCCCATGGCCCGGCCCGTCACGGAAGAGCGCCTGCGGCACATGCTGGCCAAGCTCGCCGATTGGCGGCGTCTGGCGCGAAACGGCGATCTCGTTCCCGCGCATCCGCCGACGCCGCTCATCAAGTCGCTGCTGTCGACGCCCGATCCCGGCCTGCCGGTCCTGGCGGGGATCGTCACCACGCCGGTCTTCGGCCGCAATGGCGCCCTCCTGACCGAGCCCGGCTACCACCCCGATGCGCGGCTGCTCTACCAGCCGACACCAGGCTTTGCCGTGCCGCAGGTGCCGGAGCGCCCGTCGCCGGCGGAGATCGCGACCGCGCGCAGTCTCATCATCGACGACATGCTGGGCGAGTTCCCCTTCACCGGCCACGCGGAGCGGGCGCATGCCGTTGCCTTGATGCTGCTCGGCTTTCTTCGCGCTATGATCGACGCGCCGACGCCGCTCCACCTGATCGAGAAGCCGACACCCGGCACCGGCGCGACCCTGATGGTCGACGCGATCGCGACCGTGCTCACCGGCGTCAGCGCCTCCGTGATGACCGAGGGCCGCGACGACGAAGAGTGGCGCAAGAGGCTGACCGCCAAGCTGCGCCAGATTCCCTCGATCGTGCTCATCGACAATCTGCGTCACCCGCTCGACTCCTCGGCGCTTGCGGCAGCGCTCACCGCGCCCTTCTGGGAGGACCGCATTCTCGGTACGTCCGAGATGACGCGATTGCCGATCCGCTGCGTCTGGATCGCGACCGGCAACAATCCCGAATTCTCCAACGAGATGGCGCGCCGCATCGTGCGCATCCGCCTCGACGCCCGTGTTGATCAACCCTGGCGGCGCGAGGGGTTCCGCCACCCCGATCTCATGAGCTGGGTTCGCGCCAACCGGCCGCGCCTCGTCGCGGCCTGCCTTACGCTGTGCCGGGCCTGGCTGGCCGCTGGCAGGCCACGGGGCGCGCGCATGATCGGGAGCTACGAGAGCTGGTCGCGCATCATGGGCGGCGTCCTCGAGGTCGCCGGGATCGAAGGGTTTCTCGCCAACCTCGACGAGATGCTCGCTGCCGCCGATGGCGAGGGCGCGATCTGGCGCAGTTTCATCGGCGCCTGGTGGGACCGCTTCGGGACGGCGGAGGTCGGCACCGGCGATCTCTATGAGGTGGCGTTGGCCTGCGAGCCCCCGCTGCCGCTGGGCGCCGGGGGCGACCGGTCACAGCGCACACGGCTCGGCAAGGCGCTCGCCCGCATGCGCGACCGGGTCTTCGATATCGACGGCCGCAAGATGCGGGTGCGCACGCTGGGCGTCTCCCATCAGGCCAAGCGCTGGCAGCTGACGATCGAAGGGGAACGTGGGGAACGTTTTCCGCAGGGTGTCGAGGCTCAAGCCGGGGAACGTTGTGGCGAGGAGGGGAACGTCGAAAACCAACGTTCCCCGGCACAACCCATTGAAACCAATAGCAAAGGGGAACGTGGGGAACATGGGGAACGTTTTTCGACACTAACGCATGTGCGCGGCTGCGCCCACGCGATGGAGGACGGGGAAAAACGTTCCCCACCTTCGTCACCTTCCCAAAGCGCTTGTTCCTCAACGGCTTGCACCGGGGAACATGCGGGGGAACATCCCTCACCACGTTCCCCGAACGGCGCTGCGCCGGACTGGCTCAAGGAGGTGCTCTGATGGGCACGCTCCGAAAACTCGGCCGTCTCCAGGCGGCAGCGACCGGTCCGCCGCGATGGGTCTTCCATCCGAACCCCGACCCTTGCCCGCGCTCCTTGGAGACAATCATGATTTCGACCGTTGAAACCGGCCCCGCCGCAGCGGGAGCCATCGCATTCCGCCCGCATCCGGCTCATGCGCGGCGCGCCATTCTCAGCCTCGACCTCGGCACCACGACCGGCTGGGCACTGCGCAGCCATGACGGCCTGATCACAAGCGGCACGGTCTCGTTCCGGCCGAGCCGCTATGACGGTGGCGGCATGCGCTACCTGCGCTTCCGAAGCTGGCTGGAACAGATCGCTGCCGACGCCGGCGGTCTCGCGGCGATCTATTTCGAGGAGGTTCGTCGGCATGTCGGCACCGACGCGGCCCATCTCTATGGCGGTTTCCTGGCAACGCTGAGCGCCTGGTGTGAGCGGCGGACGATCGCCTATCAGGGCGTTCCCGTCGGCACGATCAAGCGGCACGTCGCCGCCAAGGGCAACGCCGACAAGGCCGCCGTCATGGCCGCCGTTCGCGCCCGCGGCTTCTCACCCGCGGACGATAATGAAGCCGACGCCATCGCCATCCTGCTCTGGGCCATCGAGACCGAGGGAGGTGTGCGATGAGCGGGGAGACGATGCTCAAACATGCCGCGTCGGTTGTCGCCGAGCGCCGCAAGATATATGGCGAACCCGCCGCCGCGATGGCCGTGGTTGCCAGACGCTGGTCGATCACGCTCGGCCGGCGCATCACGCCGGCGGAGGTCGTGCTCTGCCTCATCGATCTGAAGCTGGCGCGGCTCGGGCACGATCCGAAGCATCAGGATTCGTTCCTCGACATCGCCGGCTATGCAGCGGTGCCGCTGGAGGTCGGACGATGAGATGGCTGCCGAAAGGATATGGCGGTGAACGCCGGTCGGCCGAAGAGGTCAAGCGGGAGGGTTGGCGCGAGCAGTGCCTCCTCGTCATAAGCCCCACCGATCCGCGCCTCACCTGGCCCGAGCGGGAACTCGTTCGCCAGCTCGGCGAGAAGCTCTATGGCGGACGGCGCCAGCCGACGGAGCATCGGCATGGCTGATTGGACTCGTGAACAGGTCGAGGAGCGGTTGATCGAAGCTGCCGACGTCATGAAGCGCCTGCCCGAGGTTCGGGTGCAGGGCTATTTCTCGGTGTGGCCGAAGATCGTGCATGAGTTCGCTGATCTCGTCGGTCAGGAGCCGCCGCGCATGAAGCGCCCGCCGCCCATGCCGGACGCGATCAGCCGGATGGAGGCGACGCTGCCCTGGCTGCGATGGCTGGAGCCCGAAGATGCCCGGCTTGTCTGGGCGCGCGCCGAGGGCACGCCGTGGAAGCCGATCTGCTGGCGCTTTGGGATCTCCCGCGCCACGGCGTGCCGTCGCTGGGAGTACGGCCTCAGCGTCATCACCTGGAAGCTCAACGGACAGCAAGTGCCGGCGAAGCGCTCGCGCGCTTTCCTCGTCGACCGCGTTCGCTCGTCAAGTTCATTTTGATGCGTGAGACAATTTTCGCTGAGACATTTCCCGGCGAGACACAGATCGGCGATTTGGGTTAGTTCTCGGGTATGCTCGGGCGAGCCGCGCGTGGGCGCGGTTTCGAGATCTTCCGCACCCGAAAGAACACGCGGTCAGGCGGCGTTGCGAGGAGCGACCTCCTGCTCGATCTTGCGCCGCGTGGTGCGGTCGGCAACATCGAGATCGTAGCGGGCCTGCAGATTGATCCAGAACTCCGGCGATGTGCCGAAATAGCGCGCGAGGCGCATGGCCGTGTCGGTCGTGATCGCGCGACGCCCAAGCACGATATCGTTGACCCGCGAGCGTGGCGCCTTGATCGCGTTGGCGAGTTCGTAGGCGCTCATCCCCAACGGAGTCAGGAACTCATCACGCAGGATTTCTCCCGGATGGACTGGCGGCAGACGACGGCCCGTCGTCACCTCCGAGAAATCGACGATGCGCCTGTCGAGATCCTCACGCTTGATGGTCATGGTCATCACTCCTCAGTGGTAGTCGACAATCTCGACCTCCCACGCCTCGTTGTCGCGCCAGACAAAACAGATCCGCCACTGGTCGTTGACGCGGATGCTGTGTTGACCCTGCCGGTCACCGTGCAGCGCTTCCAGGCGATTGCCGGGCGGCACCCGCAGATCGTCCAGCAGTGTGGCTGCATCGATCGCCAGCAGCTTGGCGCGAGCCCGCCGCTGGATTTGCTGCGGCAGGTCGCGGACGGCGTAGCCAGCGAAGATCGCCGCTGTGCGTTTGTCGGCAAAGCTCTTGATCACGGCAAAGCGTAACGCAAAACGGGACGTCCTGTCAAGCGGGACGCTCCGTCTTACGGTACGGCGTTAATATCAACGAACTCAGAGAGATAGCGGTTCCTCCCTGGCCGAAATCGTATGCTGGCGGCAATGGCGCGATGCTTGCCCAGTGACGGCGCCGAAATAGGCCATTTCGTTTCGCCCGCATCCTTGGCCTCGTGAATCCAAACACTTGGGCGTCTGCGTGCCTCGGCGATGGCGAAGCCGCCGGTCGGGGGCGTTTCGTTTCGAGCGCATCGGCGAAGCGGGACCGTTTCGCCGGCGCAGCGCGTCGGCTGGTTTCGCGACCGCCGGATCAGATCCTTCACCCATCGCATCGGACCGACCATGGACGTCGTCGAAACGCCGATCGACAAGCTTGTGCCCTATGCGCGCAACCCGCGGCGCAACGAGGAGGCTGTCGCCACGGTCGCCGCCTCGCTGGCCGAGTTCGGCTGGCGTCAGCCGATCGTCGTCGACGAGGACATGGTGATCGTCGTCGGCCACACCCGCTACGAGGCGGCCAAGCGGCTCGGCATGACGAGTGTGCCGGTGCATGTCGCCCATGGCCTGACGCCGGCGCAGCTGCGCGCCTACCGGCTGATGGACAACCGCTCGCATCAGAATGCGAGCTGGGATGACGAGCTGCTCAAGCTCGAACTGGCCGATCTGAAGCTCGACGAGTTCGACCTGGCGCTGACCGGTTTCGAGGACGACGAACTGGCCCGTCTCCTGGCCGAGGCGCCCGTCGAGGGGCTGGTGGACGAAGACGAGGTTCCGGAACCGCCCGCCACGCCCGTCACCCGCCGAGGCGATCTCTGGATCCTTGGGGAGCACCGCCTGCTCTGCGGAGATTCGACCTCGGCCGGGGATGTCATCCGACTGATGAACGGCGAACGCGCCGCGCTGTTTGCGACCGATCCGCCCTACCTCGTCGACTATGACGGCACCAACCATCCAACGAAGAAGAACGCGTCCGCCCGGGCCAAGAAGATCGCGAACAAGGACTGGTCCGAGGACTACATCGAACAGAAGCACTGGGACGATTCATCTCAGGGGCCGCAGTTCTATGAAGCGTTCATGCAGGTCGCCATCGACTGCGCCATCAAGGAGGACGCGGCCTGGTATTGCTGGCATGCCTCGCGGCGCCAGGCGATGCTGGAAGCCTGCTGGTCGAAGTTCGACGTTCTGCATCACCAGCAGATCATCTGGGCCAAGAGCCGTCCGGTGCTCACGCGCTCGATCATGCTGTGGGCGCACGAGCCGTGCCTGTTCGGCTGGCGCTCGGGCAACAAGCCGCGCGTCAACCGCGAAGGCTTCGAGAACTGGCCGACGACGGTGTGGTCGATCCCGTCGAGTGAGATCGAGACGCGCGAGCACCCGACCTCGAAACCGGTGCGCGTATTCACGCTGCCGATGGAACTGCACACGGTGCCAGGCGAAATCTGCTACGAGCCGTTCTCCGGCTCGGGCTCGCAGATCATCGCAGGCGAGCGCACGGGGAGACGCGTCTTCGGGCTTGAGCTCTCCGAGACCTTTTGTGACGTGATCGTCAACCGCTGGCAGGCCTTCACCGGGAAATCGGCAAGGCTGGAGGGCGAGAATCGCAGCTTCGACGAGGTGAAGACCGAGCGCGTCGGCACTCATGACAGCGATCAGGACGCCGCATGATGCAGTCGCGCCGAATGTCCCTGATCGAGGCGTTGAGCAATGTCGCGATCGGTTACGGCGTGGCCGTGCTGACCCAGATCGCAGTCTTCCCGCTGTTCGGTCTGCAGGTGTCCCTGAGCGACAATCTGTTGATCGGCGTTCTATTCACGCTCGTATCCGTGGCGCGCAGCTATGCCGTGCGGCGCATGTTCGAGAGAATGCGCTCTTGGACTGCATAAGCAAAACGCCGCCGCCCCTGGCGGGCAGCGGCGGCTCAGTGATGATGGCGTGTCAGCGGGTGGTCGTTCCGAGCAGCTTCGCCCGGAAGTCGGCGCCCACCGGCCGGCTCTCACCAACGGTGCGGCCGGCCCGGAGCGCGCCGGCACGGCCGACGAAATAGAAGCCGACCTGTTCGCCGGTTTCCCGGTGCGTTCGCGTGAGGACCGTGTAGCGGGTCGAGCGCGCATCAGCGATGATCGCTTCGCCTCGGTGCTGCAGGGCGGCGACGAGACGGTCGTGGATGGTGATCCTAGCCATGGCCTCAACCCACCCGGCTGAGGCGGTAGACCCGACCGCGTCCCTCGATCTTCTCGGAGCTCACGTCGAGCCCGAGCTTCTTCTTGAGCGCCCCGGCGATGGCGCCACGCACGGTGTGCGGCTGCCAGCCGAAGGCGGCAGCGATTTGGGCGATGGTTGCTCCGTCGGCGCCCTGCAGCATGGCGATCAGCTGGGCCTGCTTGCTGCCTTCGCGGGCATTTGGCTTCGTTGGCGTCTTGACGGCAGCGTGATCGCTTTGCGTCGGCTCCGCAGCGTCACGCGAGGCCTCCGGCTCGATGCCGATGGCGGCGAGCCCGTGCTCGGTGATCGCGAGTGTGACGCCGTGGCCGTCGCCGGTCTCGCGCCAGATGTGTTCGTCGATGCGCGCGTCGGCATCGATCTCTTCGAGCAGGCCCTGCTTGAGGAGCGAGGCGATCACTTTCTGCGCTGCGCCGCCCTTGAGGTTCTTCGGGAGCGGTAGAGCCAGCATGTTCGCGCGCTGCGCGGCGGCGCTGAGGACGATCGTCTGTGTGTCGGAAAGTTTGGTCATGGGGCAACCCTTCTTCAGGAGAGGCGCGCGACCATCGCGGACCTTCTACTGCCCCGAGCCCCGAGGGCGAGCCCATCGGGGCGAAGGCGGGAAGCAGCGCGCCTAATCGGCGTGCTCGCCCTCCTTGAAGGCTGCGTCGGTGATGCGCTTCAGGAGTTCAGCGTAGTGGCTGAGCGTTCCGACGTGGCCCCAATTGATCTCGTCGGGGCTGGTGTCAAAATGGTCGTCGCTCAGGGCCTTGATGCGCTCCAGCATCGCGTCGATCTCCGCCTTCTTGGCGATGAAAGCGTCAAGGGCGGAAGCGGTGTTTCGGGACCTGGTCATGGCGGTCTCCAGCGCTTGATGGTGACCCCATACAGGCTCTGATCGACGCCCTCATCAAGTCGATAAGTGCATCATTTCATTGCTTTTTCTGCAGTGATGGCGGGGCTCCCGACATGACCTGATCTTGCCCGGGAGCGGCCCCCGTTCATGGCGACCAATACCCAACCCATCGCGGTCATCGCCCGGCTCCTGGACCTGACCGAAAGGCGGGTCCAGCAGCTGGCGCGCGACGGGATCATCCCGGCGTCAGCTCGCACCGGCCCCGAACGCGGGCGCTACGACCTCGTCGGCACGGTGCGCGGCTATGTGCGCTACCTGCGCGAACTGGCGACGCGGTCGCAGACGGGCGCCGCGGATTTCGGTGTCGAGCGCGCCCGGCTGATCAAGGCCAAGGCCGATCTCGCCGAAATGGACGCAGCTGTCCGGCGCGGCGATCTCTTGCCGGCCGCTCAGGTCGAGGAGGCTTGGATCGCCGTGCTGGCCCGCCTGCGCGCGCGTCTGCTGGTCCTGCCCGACAGGCTGGCGCCGCTCGTCCACGAGGAGTCCACCATTGCCGGCACGCGCGCGCAGATCCGCGACGCGATCACCGAAGCGCTCGCGGAACTCGCCAGCCTCCCGGCCATCGCCGTTGATGCTGAAGGGGCCGACGCGGCTGGCGCAGGCGACGCGCAAGGCGCTGACGATCCTGGCGCCGCCGCCGACCCTAACGATCAGTGAGTGGGCCGACGCCAAGCGCCGCCTGAGTTCCGAAGCCAGCGCCGAGCCCGGCCGCTGGCGCACAGAGCGGGCCATCTACCAGCGCGGCATCATGGACGCGATCTCCGATCCGGCGGTCGAAAGCGTCGTCGTGATGTCGTCGAGCCAGACCGGCAAGACGGAGGTGCTGCTCAACACCGTTGCATTCCACATCGACCAGGACCCGGCGCCGGTGATGGTGGTGATGCCGACGGAACGCGATGCCGAGACCTGGTCGAAGGACCGTTTCTCGCCCATGGCGCGCGATACGCCCTGTCTGCATGGGCGAATCTCGGATCCGAAGTCGCGGGACGGGTCGAACAAGATCCTGCACAAGAAGTTTCCCGGCGGGCATCTGACCATCGTCGGCGCCAATGCGCCGTCGGGCCTGGCCAGCCGGCCGATCCGCATCCTCCTGTGCGACGAGGTCGACCGCTATCCGTTCAGCGCCGGCGCCGAGGGCGATCCGGTCAATCTGGCGAAGAAGCGCACCGTCACCTTCTGGAACCGCAAGATCGTCCTGGTCTCGACGCCGACCATCCGTGGCGCGAGCCGGATCGAGACCGCCTATGCCGAAAGCGACAGGCGCCGGTTCTTCGTGCCGTGCCCAGAATGCGGCGAGCATCAGACGCTGGTCTGGGAGCAGGTTCGCTGGGACCGCGAGGCGGACGGCGCCCACCGGCCGGAGACCGCGCGATACCAATGCCGCCATTGCGGCGCGCATTGGAGCGACGCCGAACGCTGGGCCGCCGTACGCAGGGGCGAATGGCGGGCCGAGGCCCCGTTCGACGGCATCGCCGGCTTTCACCTGAACGAGGTCTACTCCTCCTGGGTCCGTCTGGAAGCCATGGTGCGCACCTTTCTGTCAGCGAAGGATCACGGCGACGAGGCGATGAAGACCTTCGTCAACACCTCGCTGGGCGAAACCTGGGTCGAGACGGGCGAAGCGCCGGACTGGCAGCGGCTCTACGATCGCAGGGAAAGCTGGCCGGCCGGCACGGTGCCGATGGGCGGATTGTTTCTCACCGCCGGCGCCGACGTCCAGAAGGACCGGATCGAGGTCGACGTCTGGGCCTGGGGGCGCGGGCTGGAGAGCTGGCTCGTCGACCACATCGTCATCGAGGGCGGTCCCGAACATGCCGCCGCCTGGTCCGCGTTGGACGGTCTCTTGGGCCGCAACTGGCCGCACGCCTCGGGGACGGCGATGGGCCTGTCGCGCCTCGCGATCGATACCGGTTTCGAGGCGCCGTCGGTCTACGGCTGGGCCCGGCGCGCCGGCTTCGCGCAGGTGGCGCCGGTCAAGGGTGTCGAGGGTTTCAACCGGGCGAGCCCGGTCTCCGGCCCGACCTATGTCGATGCGACCGCCGGCGGCAAGCGATTGCGGCGCGGCGCGCGGCTATGGTCGGTCGCGGTCTCGACTTTCAAGGCCGAGACCTATCGCTACCTCCGGCTCGAACGGCCGACCGACGAGGAGCGCGCCGGAGGCGCGCGCTTTCCCGCCGGGACCATCCACCTGCCGGCTTGGGCCGACAGCGAGTGGTGCAAGCAGTTCGTCGCCGAGCAGCTGGTGACGGTGAAGACCAGGCGCGGGTTTCAGCGGCTCGAATGGCAGAAGCTGCGCGAACGCAACGAGGCGCTGGATTGCCGGGTCTACGCGCGAGCCGCCGCCTGGATCGCCGGCGCCGACCGCTGGGGCGAGGAGAAATGGCGCGATCTCGAACGCCAGGTCGGCTCGTTCGATCCGAGCAACACAGCGGCGCCAGAGACCACGGCCTGTGACCTTGGCGCGCCAGAGATCGCCTCCGCGGGTCTGGTGCGACGAGCGCCTGCCCGGCGCGGCCGACGGGTGTTCACGCCCAGCTATCTGAGTTGAGACCGAGACCATGACGCTTGAGGACATGATCGCGCGCCGCGATGCGCTGCTCGCAGCCCGATGGCGCGGCGTGCGCACCGTCGAGGTCGAGGGGCGCCGCATCACCTATGCGAGCGATGCCGAAATGGCGGCCGCCCTCGGCGACCTAGAACGTCGGATCGCCGAGGAGCAAACCGGCGCGCGCCGTCGCATCATTCGCACGACGGCAAGCAAGGGGCTCTGACCCGTGCTGGAATCGATCACACGGTGGCGCCGCCGCATCGGCGCTCTGGTGGGCGGCTTTGAAGCGGGACAGGGAAGCCGAAGGCTGCGGCACTTCCAGCCGAGCCGGGCGCATCTCAACACGCTGATCGCGGCCGCCGGTGCCGACATCACCGCGCGCGCCCGATGGCTGGTCCGCAACAACGGCTATGCGGCGAACGCCATCGAGAGTTGGGCCGGCAATGTGGTCGGCGACGGCATCAAGCCGTCGTCCCTGATCGCCGATGCCGATCTCAAGGCGCGCGTGCAGCGACTCTGGCTCGACTGGACCGACGACAGCGACGCCGAAGGCTTTACCGATTTCTATGGTCAGCAGCGGCGCGCCGCGCGCGAGGTATTCATTGCCGGCGAGGTGTTCTTCCGCTTCCGTCCGCGCCGGCCCGAGGACGGGCTCATGGTGCCGCTGCAGCTGCAGATGATCCCCTCCGAGATGCTGCCGCTCAGCCGCAACGAGCAGCTTCCCGGTGGCAACGTCATCCGCCAGGGCATCGAATTCGACCGGATCGGCAGGCGCGTGGCCTACCATTTCCTGCGCCGCCATCCGGGCGACGTGACCGATCCGGGCATCTCCGGCGAGACGGTGCGGGTGCCGGCATCCGAGGTCATCCACGTGATCGATCCGGTCGATGCGGGGCAGTTGCGAGGGATTTCCCGCTTCGCGCCGGGCATCGTGAAGCTGTTCCTGCTCGATCAGTACGACGATGCCGAGCTCGACCGGAAGAAGGTCGCGGCGATGCATGCGCTCTTCATCACCACGCCGGCGCCGGCGGAGCCCTTCGACATTGCCGAGAGCGACGAAGGCGGCGAGCGGACGATGGATCTGCAGCCCGGCCAGATCGTGATGCTGGAGCCGGGCGAGGAGGTGCAGACCTCAGCGCCGGCGGATGTCGGCCAGACCTACGAGCCGTTCCAGTACCGCACGTTGCTGCAGGTCTCGGCGGCGCTCGGCATCCCGTATGCGTATCTGTCGAATGACATGCTGAAGGCGAACTACTCGAACTCGCGGCTCGCGCTCCTCGAGTTTCGCCGCCGCATCGAGGCCTATCAGCATTCGGTCATGGTCTGGCAGATCTGTCGACGGGTCTGGGCGCGCTGGCTCGATACGGCGGTCATGGCGGGCGCGATTGCCTTGCCCGATTACGAACAGCAGCGGCGCACCTGGCTCGGCTGTTCCTGGTTGCCGCCCAAATGGGACTGGGTCGATCCGCTGAAGGACGCGCGCGCCGAGATCGAACAGATCGAGGCGGGGCTGAAGAGCCGGACGCAGGCGCTCGCCGAGCGCGGCTATGACGCCGATCAGGTCGATGCCGAGATTGCTGCGGACCGTGCGCGAGAGCGTCAGCTTGGCCTCTCCTTCGGCAGCGCCTCATCCGACCCGACGCTGCTGACCGATGCTCAAGAGGCAGCACCGGCCGACAACCAGGCGAACGTCGCCGCCGACTGAGGTTCCCATGACGCGATTGAATCCGCTGCTCAGCCGGCTCGGCGGCCGGCCCTTGGCGATCGCCCCGCGGGCGCTCGACGGCCTGCTCGCCGCCGGCCCAATGCTCGATGCCCGTCCGGCCATGCTTCCGGCCCGCGATGCGCCACCGGTGGCGAGCCATTCCGTTACCGGTCCCGGCATCGCCGTGGTGCCGATCCTCGGACCGTTGGTGACGCGTGGCGACTGGCTGACCAGTCTTCTGGGCGCCAGCGACTATGGCGAGATCGCTTTTGCCGTGGAGGCCGCGCTGGCCGACCCGGCCGCGCGGGCCGTGTTGTTGGAGATCGACTCGCCAGGCGGCGAGGTCGGCGGTCTGTTCGACCTGGTCGATCGCCTCGTGTCCCTGCGCGAAGCCGCGCAGAAGCCGCTCTGGGCTGTCGCGAGCGAAAGCGCGCTGTCGGCTGCCTTTGCCATCGCCAGCGTGGCGGACCGCCTCTACGTCACCCGGACGGCGGAGGTCGGATCCATCGGCGTCGTGGCCATCCATATCGACGAGAGCGTCGCCGACGTCATGGCCGGCCTCAAATGGACGCTCGTTCACGCGGGCGACCGCAAGATCGATGGCAATGCCCACGAGCCGCTCTCGGATACGGCGTTTTCGGCGATCCGGGCGGATGTCGACGCGCTCCATGCCGACCTCGTCACCCTGGTGGCGCGCAATCGGAACACGAGTCCCGACGCCGTGCGCGCCACCGAAGCCGCGATCTATCGCGGTCAGCGCGGCATAGACGCCGGCCTGGCCGACAAGCTCGGCACTGTCGATCTCGCTCTTGTGGATCTCGCCCGGGCGCTGGACCCGCCACGCCTCATCACGGGCGCATCGCAACGCGCCCGCGCTCATCAACCTTCAAGGAGAAAGACCGCAATGACAGTAGAACCCGACCTCAACCCGGCTGCCGAAGACGCGGCTGTCGAAGAGACGAACGCGTCCGATCCGGAAACTCTCGGAACGCCGCAACCAGCGGCGCCCGCCGCGCCGCCGGAGGCCACGGAGGCGCAAACGGATCAAACGGCCGAGCGGCTGCGCGCCGAATATGCGGAGATCGCCGCCATCACCGCCCAAGGCGCCCGGCTGGGCGTCGCCATCGACGCCGCCGACGCCATGGCGAAGGGAGTGGCGCCTCACGCGCTGCGCAGCTCCATCCTCGATGCCCTCGCGGCACGCGCCGAGGCGAGCTCTGTGGTTGCCGTGGCGCCGTCACCGGGCGGCTCGCCGGCCTCGAACGGCGGCGAAAGCCCCATCGTGCGTCGTGCGCGTGAGCGCGCCTCGGCCAACCGCAGCTGACGACAAGGAGGATCATCATGACCGTTCTCACCATGTCGCCGACCCTCGGCGACCTGCTCAAATACGAGCTCAATGCGAGCTACTGCCGCGAGGCTGTGATCCTCAAGGCTGGCACGAACTATGCGCTCGGATCCGTCCTCGGCCGGATCACCGCCTCGGGCAAGTACCGCCTGTCGCCGGACGCCGAGGTCGTCGGAGACGAGGGTGCGGAGGTCGCAACGGCCGTCCTGATCGAGGCGGTCGACGCGACGGCCGGCGACAGGACCGGCCTCGTGGTTGCCCGCGGCCCGGCAATCGTCTCCAAGGCGGCGCTCGTCTTCGACGCCTCCGTCGATGACGCGACCAAGACGGCGGCCAAGCACGCCGAGCTCAGTTCTGCCGGCATCGTGCCGCGCGACACCGCCTGATCCACGCTCGTCAGATCCAATCTGTCACCGGCTCCGAGGCGTCCGCCTTCGGGGCCTTTTTCATGCCCGTTCTATCCCAAGGAGACCCGACATCATGGTCGCCATGATCAACCCGTTCGACGCGGGCGGCTACTCGCTCGCCGAGATGACCCAGGCCATCAACATCCTGCCCAACGTCTACACCCGGCTCGGGCAGATGGGCCTGTTCCGCTTCGAAGGCGTCACACAGCGCTCCGTCGTCATCGAGCAGGCCGAGGGCGTGCTGAACCTCCTGCCCACCGTGCCGCTGGGCGGTCCCGCCACCGTCGCCAATCGCGACACGCGCTCCATGCGCTCCTTCACGGTGCCGTGGATCCCGCACGACGACGTGATCACGCCCCAGGACATCCAAGGCGTGCGCGGCTTTGGCGTTGCAGACGCCGCCGACCCGCTCGCCACCGTCATGGAGCGCAAGCTCACCCGCATGCGGGTCAAGCACGCCCAGACGCGCGAGTACATGGAGGTCAACGCGCTGCGCGGCATCGTCAAGGACGGCGCCGGCACCACGCTCTACAACTACTTCACCGAGTTCGGGCTCACGCAGCTCGAAACCGACTTCGTGCTCGGCACCGCCGGCACCCAGGTCCAGGGCAAGGTGCGCGACGTTCTGCGCAAGGTCGAGACCGAGCTCAAAGGCGAGACCATGACCGGTGTGCTGGCGATGGTGAGCCCCGAGTTCTTCGACAAGCTGATCGGTCACGCCAAGGTCGAGGAGGCCTACAAGTACTATTCCTCGACCGGGGCGCAGCCGCTGCGCGAGGACACCCGCCGACGTTTTCCCTTCGCCGGCATCCTGTTCGAGGAGTACAACGCCACCGTCACGCTCTCGACCGGCGCAACGGAAACGCTGATCCCCTCCGGCGAGGGCATCGCCTTCCCGCTGGGCACCCTCGATACCTTCGTCACCCACGGCGCGCCGGCCAACCTCATCGAGACGGTCAACACGGTCGGCCTGCCGATCTACGCGCGGCAGATCGCTCGCCCCGACGGCAGCGCCATCGAGGTCAAGACCGAGGCCTCGATCCTGCCGATCAACAAGCGTCCGCGTCTTGCCGTGCGCATCTTCTCCAGCAACTGAGCATGAGCATCTTCGCGGAGGCAGTTGACGACCTCTTCGCCGACCCAAACCTCGCGCGGGATGCCGTCTGGCGGGCGGGCGGCACGGGCGCGCCGGTGACGGTCCGGATTGTCTTGCGACAGCCGGATCGTGTCGAGAGCTTCGGCGAGACGCGCATCTGGAGCGAAAGCGTCCTTGGCGATGTGCGAACGCACGACGCCCCGAGCCTGGCGGAAGCCGATGCCTTCGAAATCGACGGCGCGATTTACGTCGTCCAGGGAGAGCCCGTGCGCGACAGCGAACGCCTTGTCTGGAGCGTCGAGCTGAGACCGGTATGAGGCTGTCCGCGACCATCATCGGTGACCTTGGTCGCATCATGGCCGAGGAGGTCAAGGCGGCCGAAAAGGCTGTCACGGCCGGTGTCGGTGAGGCGGCGGAGGGACTCAAGACCGAGCTCAGAACGCAGGTCACCAATGCGGGGCTCGGCCCTCGGCTGGCGCGCACCTGGCGGTCCGAGACCTTCCCCAAGGGCCAGAACAGCATCCGGGCGGCGGGACTCGTCTGGTCGAAAGCGCCGGGCATCATTCGCATTTACGAAGACGGCGCCACCATCCGGTCGACCAAGGGTTTCTTCCTGGCCATTCCGACCGCTGCCGCCGGACGCTTTGGCGACGGTGGCCGCAAGATTACGCCCGGTGGATGGGAACGGCGGACCGGGCAGCGGCTGCGCTTCGTCTACCGGCGCAACGCTGCGTCTCTGCTCGTCGCCGACAACATGCGCGCGCGGACGGGGAAGCGAGGCGGATACGCCAGAGCCAGTGCCGCCGCTGTGCGCAGCGGGCGCGGCTTGGTGACCGTGCCGATCTTCATTCTGGTGCCGCAGGTCACATTCAGGAAGCGGCTCGATGTCGCCTCCGCCGCTAACAGTTGGCAGGAGCGGCTGCCCGGCCTGGTCGTCCGCAACTGGGTCGACGGGCGGTAGCCCCGTCTTCGCCTTCTTCGCATCCCGGTGCATGTGCGCGCCGCACCGCGTGCGGAGCGATCACCTGCATTGCCCTCAAGCCTGAGGAAAACCAGTGTCCAGCCGTCGTGAAGCCATCCTCGGCGCCCTCTTCCAGGCGCTCGACAACACGTTGGACGCGAACGTGCGTCGCAATGAAGTGCTGCCCGAGAAGGTGCCGGCATCCGGTCTCGTCATCCTGCGCGACGGCGATCCGGGAGAGCCGGACGTGACGCTCAATCCGCGCACGGAGTTCTACGCCCACCGTGTCGAGATCGAGGTCTATGTGCCCCGCGATCCGACGGGCGGAGGCGAAGCGGCGCTCGACATGCTGCTCGGATCGATCGGAATGGCGCTCAGAATCGATCCCTCCCTCGGCGGACTCGCCGAGAATCTGACGCCGTCGGCGCCCGAGACCGGGGCGCTCGCCATCGAGGGTGCAGCCCCGATCCTCACCGCCCGGCTCGTCGTCATCGTCGAATATCTGGTGAGCGATCCGCTCACTGCCTGAACCTGGAAATAGGAGCCATCCATGCCCAAGGTGCGCGCTTACGGCGCGGACGCCACGCTGAAGGCTTGCCGCGAGGCGAGCTACGGGGTGGCTCCGCTCGCCGGCTATCGAAGCCTCGACTTCAAATCGACCGATCTCTCTTCGGCGCAGCCGCTCGGGGACGACCCGCTGCTGGGGCGGGGACGCAATGCGCAGGATCCCTATCGCGGCCTCATCACCGATGAGGGGCAGATCGATATCCCGTTCGATCTGCGCGGCACCGGCTTCTGGCTGACCGGCCTGTTTGGCGACCCCGTGACGGCGGCGACGAACGCCTCTGGCTCGATCGCCTTCGCGGCAAACCCGTCGCCCGGCGACACCATCACGCTAAACGGCACGGTCTGGACTTTGGTCGCGGGGACGCCCTCGGGCAACCAGACCGAGATCCAGGCGACCGTGACGCAGACCGTCGATCAGCTGGTCGACGATCTCAACGCCTCGGCCGATGCAGAGATCGCCAAATGCACCTATTCCCGGCCGACGAGCACCCAGACGCTCGTGATCCTGTTCGACACGGCCGGCCCGACTGGCAACAGCTTCAGCCTTGCAGCATCGGCGGCGAGCGTGTCCGGCCCGACGCTGACCGGTGGCGGCTATGCCCATGTCTGGGAAAGCGGCGCCGACGACATCCCGAGCTACACGATCGAGATCGGCCACCCGAAGCTGACGACCCCGGTCTTCTTCCGCCATCTCGGCACGGTGATTGAGAGCCTCAATTTCGAGATGGGCCAGGAGGGGCCTGCCAACGCCCGCCTCCAGCTCGTGGCGCAAGGCGAGGAGCGTTTCGCGGCTACGGTCGACGGCAGCCCGGACGCCTTCTCGCTGCGTCGCTTCAGCCAGGGGCGCGGCTTCATCCGCCGCGACGGCCAGCCGCTCGCGGGCGTCACCGGGGGCAGTCTCACCTTCTCCAACAATCTCGAACGGGTGCGGGTGATCCGCGAGGACGGCAAGATCGAGGCGGCCGATCCAACGTTCGCTTCCGCCGAAGGCTCGATGTCGGTGCGCTTCGACGGCGCGACGCTGGTCGCCGAGGCCGCCAATGGCGATCCCGTCGCACTGGATTACGGCTTCACCTTCCCCGAGGGCTACGCGCTGCGGTTCGAGCTGCCGCGCGTCTTCCTGCCAAAACCCAAATACGCCGTCTCCGGCCCCGGCGGGGTCGAGGCGAGCTTCGACTGGCGCGCCGCCTACGATGACAGCGAAGGCACAATGCTGCGCGCCCACCTCCTGAACGATGTCACAAGCTACACCTGAGGCCATTCCCATGATCCGCCTGAACCTGTCGCGCGAGCCGAGCTGGCTCGACCTCGGACATGACGTGCGCGTGCGCGTCGCTCCCCTGACGACCTCGCTCATGGCCGCCGCCCGCAGTGATCCGGCGGTGGCTGCCTTGCCCGAAGGCGCGTCGAACGAGACCATCGCGGTCACCATGGCCAAGGCCCTGGCACGGCTGGTCGTGCTGGAGTGGGAAGGGGTGGGCGACGCCGAAGGCAATCCGGTGCCCATCACACCGGAAGGCATCGACGCGCTGCTGGACATCCTGCCGATCTTCGAGGCCTTCCAGCTCCGCTACGTGTCCAAGGGCCTGTTGCTGGAAGCGGAAAAAAACGGCTCCGCGCCCTCGCCGAATGGCACTTCAGCGGGGGCGACCAGTATTGCCGATCCTGCCGCGGCATTTGCGGCGAATGTCCCGCCGTCCTGAACCGTCCGCAGACGATCGAAGGCTGGCAGGTCTGGGATCTCGCGAAACGGCTCACGGGGCAGCTGCGCGCCGTCCCCGGTGCGATCCTCGGCCTCGACATGACGGCTGCTCTCGCCTGCGCGCACGCGCTTGGAGTGGACACGCTGGTCTGCGCGGAACTGCTGCCCGAGGTGGAGGGCATGATGGTGCGCGGACTGAACGCGCAAATCAGGACTGATCAAGATGGCTGAGAAACGCGTCTCCGTTCGCCTTGCCGTGGTCGGAGGGCGTGAGGTCCGCGCCGAGTTGCAAGGCATCGGCGACGCGGGGGAGCAAGGCTTCCGTCGGCTATCGCGGGAGATGGACGCCGCGAACAGCCGTGTCGCGGCCTTTTATCGGCGCGTGCAGATCGCGGCTGCCGCCGCAGCGACCGCCTTCGCCGCAGGCGCGGCGGCCATGATCCGTTCCGGCCTTCAGGTCGTCGACGCACAGGCCAAGCTCGCCCAGTCGCTCGGGACCACCGTCGAGAGCATTCAGGTTCTCGAACGCGCCGGCGAACTGGCCGGCGTCTCGATGTCCGGCATTGAGCAGGCGACCAAGGACCTCACCCGCCGCCTCAGCCAGGCGGCCGCCGGGACCGGTCCTGCCGTCGCGGCGCTCGAACGGCTCGGGCTCTCGGCCTCGACCTTGCTGGCCCTGCCGCTGGATGAGCGTGCCGGTCGTATCAATCAGGCGATCGAAGACTTCGTGCCCGCGGCTGAGCGCGCGGCGGTGGCCGGTCAGCTGTTCGGCGAGGAAGGCAGCATCGCCATCTCCCGGATCGACACGGCGACCCTCCGCCAGGCGACACAGGACGTTCGCGATTTCGGCGTGGTCGTGTCCGAACAGGACGCTGATCAGATCGAGCGGACGAACGATGCGATCTCCCGCCTCGGTCTGATCTGGCGCGGGCTGGCGAACCAACTCGCCGTTGCCGCCGCCCCGGCCCTCGAAGCCGTCGCCGACGCGCTGGCGGCGATCTCGCGCACCACCGGTCCGCTTGGTCAGGCGATCCGGCTCCTGTTCGACAACATCGGTCGGCTCGCCTCGATCTCTGCTGCCTTCGCCGCCTTCATCGCCGGGCGCTGGGTCGCCGGCATGGTTGTGGCCGCCGCCTCGGTTCGCGGTCTTGCCACCGCGCTGGTCTTCCTGCGCGGCGCATTGATCCGAACCGGCATCGGCGCGCTCATCGTGGCGGCGGGTGAGCTGATCTACCAGTTCGGTCGGCTGGTGCAGGCGACCGACGACTTCGGCGCCGCGCTCGGCCTTCTTGGCGACGTGGCAGCCGAGGTCTGGGACCGGATCGGTCTGCTCGTCGAGGTCCTGAAGAACCGCATCTCCGCTGCCGGGCTCGGCATTCAGGCGAACGTCGCCGACGCGCTGCAAGGCGCCCTCGATGCCGTCGTCGCTTTCAGCAATCGGACCGTCAACGTCTTCCAGGGCGCGTTCGACGCCATGGTGGCGATCTGGAGTCGACTGCCGGCAGCGATCGGCGACTTTGCCATCCGGGCGGCCAACGCGCTGATCGCCGGGCTGGAGTCGATGCTGAACGGCGCGGTCGACGGCATCAACGCGCTCCTCGAAGGCGTCAATGCGGGTCTGGCGGCGATCGGCATCGAGCGGGCCATCGAGCTGGTGCCGGACGTCGATCTCGGCCGGATCGAGAACGAGTTTGCGGGTGCCGCGAGCCAGGCTGGCAACGCCGCGCGTGATGCCTTCGCCGCTGCGTTCGAGACGGACACCTTCGCGGCACCGGATTTCGGTCTGTCGGCTTTCGCCGAGGATGCGCGCGCTGCCGCCGACAGTGCGCGAGAGACGGCGACGGCGCTGGGAGAGCTGGCAGGCGCGCCCCTCGCGTCAATCGCGGCGCTCCGGGAGGCCATGGCGGGCGCGAACACCGAGATCGACAATGCGGCCGGGGCGACCGACCGCCTCGATGAAGCCTTCGCAGCCATCGGCGGCGCCGGGGGCGATGCCGCAGGAGACGGCGAGGGCTCGGCCGGTTCCGCCGCACGCGCCGCGGAAGCAAGCCGCGCCGCTGGTGAGGCGGCGGCAACGGCGGCCACGCAGGCGGCAACCGGCTGGGCGGCCGTTCGCGAGGAGCTG